CCGCCGTCAGCCAATAGATACTTGTCGAAACCCCAGCCATGCAGCGCATCATGGGCATATTGCGGGAAGTTCGTGGGCTGCCAGGCGTAAGGCCAGACGTTATCCTCCTGCCCGTACCACCATCCGTTGGCGTCATAGAGATTGCCCACGCAATTGTAGGGGTAGTTCGGGGCGATGTATGTGCCATTGACCCGATTGAAGAGATCCTTGAAGCTGCGATAGGGGGTCCATTTGACGGGTCCCACTAGCGCGCTTTCATCGAAAGTAAAGCTAGGCCCCTTCCAGTAGGCTGGCCAGACAAACCACTGGCCTCCAATGCGGCTCAGCCGTCCCGCTGCCGCGGGCATCATCAGCGCCAGCGCGTCGCCCGGAGACGTGGAGGTGTCATAGTGCAGATTGAGCGTGTAGTTTGATTCGTAGCCCTGGCTGGTCAGCACCTGCTCGTCGCAAACATTGGCGGCGGCGATGAGCTGCTCCTGATTGATAGCCGCGTTGGGGCTGGGGGTTAGCGTAATGAGAGGAGTGGTGGTATAGCCCGCTCCAGGATTGGTGATGGTGAACCCGGTCACCGTACCAGATGCGTTGATGCTCGCCGTGGCCGTAGCCTGCGTCAGCGTGCCCACGGGAGGAGGGTAGACGGTTCCCGCAGGCCTGGGCGGCTCAATGTAGACAGTGGGCGGGGTGGTGTAGCCGTTGCCTCCATCGACCAGCGTGATGCTCGTCAGGGTCCCCCCAGTGATGGTGCCGCCGGTGGTGACCTCTTCGTAGATATTTCCGGAGACAAGCTCCCAGTTGGTGCTTCCCCCCGTGATGACCGGCGTAATCACAGCGGTAGCCCGCGCGTCGGAGGTGTCCCCTAGTCCCCACACCGGATCGGTCAGCACATCGGCCACTATCAACGCCCAATTTGTCGTATATCCTCGTTTTCCGGTGCGCGGGTCATAGATGTCATTCTTCCCGCGGACGGTAAAACGGATTTCAGGCAAAGAGGGAAAATCGTCCGAGTCATAGCCAACACATAGATAGACATAAGTGCATCCCCCTACCCAGGGACTCACAGCGTTATATTGATCCGAGGCCGACCAGTTCCTGTCGCGACCTGACAGCGCGGCGATCACATCGCCAGGGAGCTGATCGCCATAGCGCGCCTCGCAATAAACCTTGTCTGAAAAACCGTAATGAATACCCCCAGGCCCAATGCCATAACTCAGCCCTGAGCCGTAATAGGGGTGCTGCCCCGAGCCCGTCTCATTGAGCACGGCCCCTGGCGTATTGCTTTGGAGGCCGTCGGCTGACGTGCCGCCGAAATTGATGCCATTGCGCGTAGTATTCCCGCTGTTGCCTCGCCAGAATACTTGGCGCCCATCGAGATAGAGATTGACGATGCTGTCGATCTGATGGCCGGCCAGCGCGATCACCATGTTGAACATCGGCAGCCCGCTGTTGCCGAATCCCGTGGTGCTCTGGTAGATGATGGTTCCACCGATGCGCTGCTCGCCGTAGACCACCTGCCGCAGTCCCGCCGCCTGGCGCGTGGAGATTCCCACGCCGCGATTGTCCGCCAGCGCCTGTGCGATCGCCCCCGCCTCCATGCTGATGCCGCCGGCCACCATGGCCTGAATCACCGCCGCCAGCATAGGCGACGCGGCTCCCCCCGTGATCGCTTCGAGCAGGCCGCCCGCGCCCAGCATTGCCGCTCCCATCAGCGCTTTAGCCATGCCAAGCCCTCACTATTTCTGTAATCGGGATGCGGCGCAGACCTTGCTCGCCAGCAGCCACAATATGCCGTCCATCGAGATGGATAAGGCCTGCGACCAGCCGGCCAGAATCCTCAAAGACGCAGAGGTCGCCACGCTGCGCCATCAGCGGGTAAGCCAGTTCCGCCAGACCGTGCTTTTTGGCGCACCACGCGGCCGCGTCGGCCACCGTGGTTCCTCCGGTGGTGCTCGCGATCACCGCCATCGCGCTGGCCTCGTCGTAGTATTTGCCACGGAAAGACGAGGCAATATCGACTCCCGTTATGGCCAGAATGCCATCGGCCGCGAAGAGAGCGCAGTCATGCCGGCCCCACCGGAAGGGCGTATCGGCCCGCGAGAGCAAAAATCGGTGATAGGCGCGCGTCGCCCAGTGCATCTTTCGCCGCATGGATATTCACCTCAAAAAAACTTTCATTTTCTTTACTTTTTTCTTCATTTTTTTCTTGACACTAATACGCTTTGTGCTAAGATTGATTTGTAAGCAAATGAGGCCAGCCCTCAGGAGGATACAAAATGGCAACCTACCGGTACGACACCTTGGCAACCCAAACTATTAACTGGACCGGCGCGAGCGGCAAATCCATTGCGCTAGCCATCTCCCTCCAACAGGAGATGTGGGATCTTTCCGGCCAGGGCGAATACACCCCCAAATCCCTCGAGATGCTCATGACCGCGACTATCGACGGCACAGTCAAGCTGCAAAATCTCTGGCTGAGCAAGACCCCCGAGCATGGTTATCCAGCCACACTCGCTGGTAAGATCGGCGTATCCCCCGACCTGCTCGCTCAGATCGAGGCCGCTATATCCGCCATCCACACCCATCCCGCCTGGATCGCCAAAGAGACCGCAATTGCAAACGCCGACAAAATCCGGGGCGAGATGTCCGCCAGCGCCAAGCGCCTGGACCGCATGATGACTCTCAACGGCCACAGCTACTAACGAGCAGGATTTACCGAGGGGCGGCGGCATCCGTCCCAACGCACACAAACGCGGCCAGCCCGCGAGAGGAGCAATATCATGGCACGCTACAAAATGGATGACAACACTATCGTCGATACAGCAAATGCCACAAAATCGTGGGACGAAACAAGCGACTGGAATGGCTCAAACCATATTGGACGCAGCAGCCGCAGCCAGTGGCACGATCAAACCCTGCACCGCTCCCGCAAAGGGCGTTATTACATCGAGTACACGAGCCGCGAGCAGGGCGTGATGGACCGCGCCGAATGGATCAGTAACCGCGCAGCGGCGATCTGGCTCCTCCATAACGATTACGAGCTGCCCGACAATCTCAAAGAGATCGAGCAAGAAATCTCGGAGTAATCCATGATCTGCCCCCACTGCCACAAATCGATCAGCGCCAGCCAGATAGCCTCCGCGCTGGCGCGATCCGGCTCCGAAACCGCCGGACGGCCCAAAACACTCAAGCCATGCCCAAAATGCGGCGTCATGTTCGGGGGGAGGGAGCTGCGCAAACATACCCATCTCTGCTCTGGACCACTTCCAGTCCCCCTTCCCAACAAATAATCAGGCGCTCCAGCGGAGAGCCTGGTCGTTGAGCTGCTCCACCCAGCTGAAGCCGCTGTCCGTCGGGTAGTAGAGCGATTGATCGGCCGCGGTATAGCGCCTCATGCTGGCGCGCTGCAGGTTGCTGAGGCGGCTCTCCAGCTTGAGAGCGATCTCCAGCGTCTCCATGCCGATCTGCAAGACCGGCTGGTCGACGCAGCCCACAAACAGCGGATAGGGCACGCCAATGATATTGAGGTTCGCATCGACCAGCGCGAAGCTGATGGAGGCGGGGGCGCCCACCTGGATTTCGGTCAGGCAATAGCCGAGCAAGGTGAGATCGATACCGCTCAGCGAGACCGTGGTGCCGTCGGCGTTGACCTGCGTGCCCTCGGTGACCGCGCCGATCTTCCCCAGCGATCCGACTCCCAGGTAAGTGTTGCCGCCGTAAACCAGATTACCCACGCCCGTCCAGACATACTCGATGCCACTGTAAAAGGTCAGCATCACGAGAAACGCCGGCCGGATGGGCGAGGCCAGAATGCCGCTGAGCATGGGAGAGCTGATATTGCGCATGATTTCCTCATCGCATCCGGTCAGAAGACCGGCGCTACAAAAGCACTGTACCCCGTTCATCGCGGCGTTATCGCGATGAGCGGGAGACCAACGAATCTGCTTTATCGCACTTCGGTCAGTGAGAAGCTGATCTGGGCAAGCTGGTCATTGGAGGTGTGCCAGGTGCGCTTGTTCGCGGCCAGGCGGAAGACTCCCTGACAGTTGACCAGGCTGACAATGGCGCCGTCCGCCGGCGTCTCGCGCAGGCTCGGCCAGACGAAGAACTGCGCGTTGCCGTTGGCGTCAGAATTGACCTGATCGACAGCCATGTAGAGCCGGTGGCCGATCTGGAGATAGTCGCCGGGCAGGAGCAAGCCGTAGACGCCGGGCGTCCATCCGCGCGTGTTGAGTCGCGAGGCACTGACGGCATTGGAGAGCTGCGCCGTGACCGCCGCGCCCGCGCCCGCGCCGCCACTGAGTGTGATCGCCGGAGCCGAGGTATAGGCCGATCCGGGATTGGTCAGCGTCAGGCCGGTCACAGCGCCGCCGGAGATGATGGCCGTGGCCGCCGCGCCCGCGCCGCCCCCCCCGCTGAAGCTCACCGCTGGAGCTGAGGTATAGCCGGAGCCGGCCGCCGCCAGCGCCAGCGAGCCCACGCAACTGGAGGCAATCGGCGCCCCGCTGGCTTTGCCTTGCGGGTTGATGCCGACCGGATCGCCGATCTGGAGCACGTTCGCCTGTCCGCGCAGCGCGGCCATAAAGGCCTGCCACTGCGCGGAGAGCGATCGGGTCATTTTGGGCAGCGTCACCTGCATGGCCCAGGAGTCAGCGCCGGGCCAGATCTGCGTCTGGGACTGCGACGGCACAAACGGCGAAGAGACCACGGCGACGGCGTCCTGCATGGTGACGGCAATCTCACTAAACCCCGGCGCAGCGGGCACGGAAATCGCGGTGTAGGTATTCGTGCCCAAGGTGATCGTGCTCATGGTTTCTCCATTCGTCGCGTACGGTTACTCTCCCGGCACGAGCACAGCACCCACCAAGCTCACCGGGGAGCCTGTGGAATCGGCCAACCCAGTCATAGCGCAGAGTCCCAGCCATATTTGCGCCAGAGGTTGCGAGTCCGCCGTGGGGTAGGACCATTGGAACGTGGCCGCCGCGCCGTTCGCCTGCTGCTGCGCTTGTGAAGGGAAAATGCGCCCTTGCACGATCGCCGTGCCCGAATAGTCGTAGATCACTCGGTCGATGTGTAGCACCGCCGCCGGAACGGAGATGCCCTCGAAGGCGTATCCCGAAAGAGTGTAATCAACTTGCATAGTGTCCTCCCTGAAATTGCCAAATGCTGTAGGGGTCGAAGCGCTCATCCCACAGGGTCTCTACCTTGGAACGCATGAAACCGGGGAAGCTATTGCTGGGTGAAGCTATAGTGCCCGCCGTCCAGATGTCGTACACGGTAGTAGTGGCACCTTCTGTGCAGGTGTAAACCAGCAGGTTGCTCAGAGAAGCCCCTGTTATATTTGCGGAATAAGTCGCTTGCGAGGACGTGAGGTTTGATAGTAGAGCCCAGGAGGAGCCGCCATTTATTGAATACATGACGCCCCCATAACCTAAGCCACCATAGCTCGCGCTGACATAAACAGACAAACCAGAGTAGGTTTTGCTGGTTGAGGCCCAAGAGCTAAAAATATCAGCCTTAAATTTACCAAATGTAGTTTCTGACATCTGGAAAGAACTACCTGTTGGCCCAATGCCAGTCTTTCCGGTGTACACGGCGCTCATAGAGGATTCCGCTACATTTGTCCCTGCGCATCCCGGCGTAAGAGTGGTCGTTGCATCAGCGGTAGGCCGCAGATACTCAATCTGGGCCGAAGCCTCATGCGGAAGCATAAGTCCACAAAGCAGCAAGCAAAGCGTCAGTAGCCTTTTCATCAGTTGGCCTCCGCCACGCCAGGAGTTTTGTGCGGCCAGGTCACCGTGACCATTTGCAAGTTGGTTGTAGCACTGGAGCCGCTGGCCGTGTTGATCTGGAAGTTAATCATCTTGCCCGCCGCGCAGTTGGCCATCGTGGTCGAGTTGAGTTGCAGCGTCTGCGCGTACTGCGTATTGATCGTGCTGCCCGTCGTCGTGGTGGCGAAGGTCTGCACGGCTGGCCACACGGTATCGTCCACCGTCGCCGAGCAAACCGCCGCGATGGTGTAGATGATGGATTGCGAGGCCGTGGCCGCCGCTTGCGTGTAGTTCACGCGGACATAAGGCCCGTTGGCCGAATCCCAATCACCCGGAACCTCATCCTGCCATTGCGCACTATCCGTAGCGGTGAATTGCAAATAGCCGGTTTGAACGTAAGTGCCTGTCCTGCAAACAGCCGTGGGCGCGGAAGCTGTCGGCAGGCTCATGCCATTGCCCGCCGTGGCATTGTTGCAGTTCGCCGGCACGATCTTTTCCGGCAGCCAGAGATCAGAGAATGTCGGCGCGCCCGTTCCCCCGGAAACAGCAGACTGCCCGGTAGTTCCCGCCGCGCTGAATCCCGTCGCTCCCGCCGCGCTTTGATAAAGAATCTCGCCCCCAGCTCCTCCCGCGGTGTTCGTGGACGTCCCCGCGGCCGTTGCATTCGCTACAGCAGTGGTACTGATGGCCGCCACGATCTGCGCCGCCGTGGCCGCCGTATCCGCGCCGCTGCCGTTGTGATAAGCCACACCGGTGATCGTGCCCGCCTCACCCGTGCCTCCCGACGCGGCCGCAAGCGTGGCTGAGAGCCCAGCCGCATTGGTCGCATTCGCAACTGCCGTTGCGCTAATGGCCGCCACGATCTGAGCAGCCGTGGCCGACGTATGTGCACTTGTCCCATTGCCGTAGAGGATGCCGGTGATCGTTCCCGCCTCACCGGTTCCACCCGACGCTGCCGTAAGCGTGGCGGAAAGCCCAGCGGCGGTCCCTGAGGTGCTCTGGTTAAGCGTGGGAATGTCGGCCGCCACAATCGCGCGCGGTGTCATGGCTCCCGCCGATCCGTTGGGTGACGCCAGAAAATAGTTGGCCGGTTCGCTGGTGCCGGAAATCGCGCAGGTGCCCGCGGCGGTGATGGTGCAGCCGGTGCTTGTCAGCCAGCTCGGCACGGTGATGGCCACGCTCGTGACCGTGCCTGCCCCAGCCCCATTCTGGCCAGCGGGAATGCCGAAACTCAGCGTATAAGCCGGGCCTCCACTGACCGTCACCGTGGCCGTCGATCCGTAGATGAGGGTGTTGACCGTGCCGATGGTAAAGGTGGGCGTAGTGCCTGCCGCGCCCGTGGCTCCCGTGCTGCCCGTGGCTCCCTGCGCCCCTGCCGGAATGCCGAAGCTGAGCGTGTAAGCCGGTCCGCCGCTGACCGTCGCCGTGGCGTTGGAACCATAGCTGAGATTGGTGACGGTGCCGATGGTGAAGGTGGGCGTTGTGCCGGCCGGTCCAGGAACGGTGGATGCCGGGCCAGGGGGGCCCGTCGCGCCAGGCGTTCCCGGCTGCTCGACGACCAGTCCAGCCTCGTTGGGCACATAGAGATCAAAGTTGCAGGTTCCGCCGTAACTGCCCGCCGCCGTGCACCAGGGATTCCCGCCGGTGACCGCCAGACCGCTGCCGGAGGGCTGGAGACAGTTATACCCGCCGCCCAGCACGCTCTGGCCGCTCACATTGTTGACCACAGAGACGCTGTAGCAGACATTCACCGGGTTGGTAAGCGAGCTGTCCGCGATCAATACCGTGAAAGCGCCGTTGGTAACCAGCGCGTAGACGGGAATGAACATCGCCTGCCCATGGCCATTGACTTGGTAGCTGATGGGCTGGCCCGCGTTATTGACCGGCGCGAAGCTGATGGTGGCGTTGGCCAGCAGCGTTCCGGTCGAGTCCTGGAGGTTGCTGCCGGAAAGCTGCACATAACCCAGCGGCACCGTGGCCGAGGCCGTGGACGGCAGCGCCAGCGCCATGCCGAAAGCCAGCGCGAAAAACATGAGAATGCGATTGCGGTGCATGTCGATCTCCAAGGGTGCGAGGTGAGAGCTACCAGAGTGCCAGTCTCGGCTACTTCAAAAGCCAAGCAATGATCTTTGCCGCCGGCCCGGCATAATCGCCGACCCGGCTTTTGATGGTCGGCTTGGCGTCTACCTTCTTCTCTGCGGTGGCAGCCATCTTGTTTACGCTCGTGCCGATTCCAGCCGCTTGTTCCATCGTGTCTCCGGTGGCTTTTGCGATTCTCTTCACGTCAGGCGTAACGCTCCGCATGTCTTGCACCGCGCCCGTAACTTGCCCCAGGAGCGGTTGCGCGGCGGCGATGGTGCGTTTCCCCTCGCCCAGCGTTTCCGTCGCGGCGTGGAGCGTCCCTGTGGCCGCGTTGGCCGTTCCAGCGAGTGCGTCCGAAGTGTTTCCAAGCGAGCCGACCATCCCCTGCAAGGCAATCTGCGTGTTGTGCAAGTCTGTGGAGACAGCGCTGTTTTTCTTTGCCGCCGCCTCAACTTGCCCCAAGGTGCCGCGGAGCGTGTCTAGAGTGATGGCGGAGTGAGCCAGCAGCCCGCAATTCTTTGCGTTATCCACGGTAAGAATCTGGCCTTTGATTGGCGTACAGGGCCGGTTGATGTTGGCCATGGTGGCCGTCATGGCGTCGGCCGCTGTGCCGGCCTTTTTGGCGGCGTCGGCGAGCTGGAAGATGGCCAGGTAAGAAGCGAAGCCCACTGCTCCCACGGCCAGACCGGCCGTGAGAGCGAGCAGGATGCAAGCGGCTTGGAAAAAACGGTTCAAATTGTCGCCTCAAAAGGACGGCGGAGGCCTGTTTCCAGGCTTTCCGCCGGTGGTGGTGAACTTTAGTGGGGAGACTCCTAGTTGAGCCCATTTGTCTCCCCGGCGTGGCGCTTTATACGCCGCGCCAACTCTTCACGCGGCCCGGTGGTCAGCCCAGGCCAATGGTCCAGGACAGCCTAGAGCCGCGCAAACTTGCAAACTGATTACACGCATTCGCCAGAGTGTAAAGCGAAAGGCGAATGGCTTAATGCTTTGCGCGGGCCGGATTTCTACCGGGAATGTTCTACTGACAGGCTGAAGAGGTTGTTATCCCGTTCGCCCGGATTTCAACATCACCGCGCAAACTTTAGGCCGCCGGTGCAGCCGGAGCCGCGCCAGCCAGCGCGCTGGCCAGCGATGTGAGATTGGTCACGATGGCATTGGCCGCCTTGACGCTGGTCGGGTTCGTGACCTTGGCCGCGGCGAGCAGCGCGCTGGCATTGGTGGCAAGCGCAGTAGCCACCGAGGCCACGCTCGGAGTTGCGCCGAAGTCAGTGACCAGGCCACTCAGCGCGGTCACGCCGGTCTGAATGGCGCTGACAGCGGAAGTAACAGCTTTGGAGGCAGCCGGACCGCCTTCAACCCCGGCGATGACGCTGGCCGCGCCGCCGACGTACTCCACGATGGTATCGGTGACCTTTTCGATAGTGGGGGCTTCGGCGGACAGATGGCCGAGAAACTTTTCGGCCCAGGCCGCGAAGATGTGCTCTTCATTTTCAAGTTTGGTGATAAAGCTCATGGGGTGCGCCTCCTTCGGCGCTTGGTTACTTGGTTGAGCCATCGGGAAAGGTGGCGTTGGGGTTGTTGATGGTGGCGTTGGGGCCGCTGGAGTTGTTGGTGGCGCTGGAGTGTCCAGCGAAAGCCCCGAGCGCGCCAGAGACCAGGTTGCTGGCGATGGCCAAGACGGCGAGGACAATGTTTACCGGCGATGGAGCAAAAAGGCAGGCGAGCGCGAGAACCACCCCAAAAAATGCGAGTACGGTCGCCCAGAACGGTTCCGGCCACCTCACAACGTCACCCCCGTGTTCCAGAGGTTGAATTCAGCCCTGCGACGCTCCTTCAGCGCCGCGAGTTCGACGCCGCCGGCATGATCCCAAAGCAAGAGCTGCTCGCCCGCGGGTCCGTAGTGCCCGGCGTTCAGATCCTTCAGCAACGTGGAACCGGCCAGCCGCCCCGCGCCGAGATTGAAGACGAAATCGACCAGCGCATCGAACTGGCCCTGGGTGAGCGGAACCTTGACCAGGTGAATCACAGCCTCCTCCGCGTCATCCACATCGCAAGCCAGGATGATCCCGGCATAGTGCTCGTCGATGCCGGCGGGGAAGCCTCCTCCCGGTTGGCATTTGTGGCCGTAGCCAATAGTGGGAAGGCCCGCCGCGTCCCGGTATTCGTGAGACCGAAAGCCTTCCGAACTTTTCAACAGCGCTAATCCCGCTGGACTGAATTGCATGACGCCTCCGAATAGTGCAGTTGAGACACAGGGGACTCACCCCAGCGACGAAGACCTGTCGCCGGGGACCCCGACGCGGGCGGCTCCGGTGTAAGGAGCACCGGAGCCGAGGAGACAGGTTGCCGAGACCTGCCGCGCCGATCCCGCCAGCCCGTGAAACCGGCGGGAAGCTTTAAGAACAGAGATCCGGGATCAGTGGTCAGGGATCAGCCGTAAATGGATGGCCTGCGGGCTTTCATGTCCTGGAAGGCCGCGATGCTGGAGGCGGCGATCTGCGGAGCCGCGCGGCTGATGGCCCGGTTGATGGCCGCGGTGACGGCGGCCGGATCGGTGGCCCCGCGCGCATCGATGTGGTAGTGATGCTCGACATGAGAGCCGCCACCGGAACTCATGATCCGCGAGGTGTCGCGGGCGTTGTTGATGCGCGTGGTACTGCCCACCCTGAGCAGCTCCGGGCCACGCTCGCCGGTCAGGTAAAAGCCGCCCGGCTTCATCAGGCCGCCGGTCTCCATGCCACCAAAGAATGAACCGATGCCCTTGAAGAAGCCGTTGAAGAAACCGCCTGACTGCGAGGCGCTGTCAGCCACGCTGGCCGCTCCCGAGGCGCTGCCTATGCCGCCCACCGAACCCAGGCCCACATCCTGCACATACATCGGCTTGGATTTCGATTCGCCGCGCTTGCCGCCGAACAGGCCCTTCATCAGGGAACCTTCCGCATCTTGCAGGCCAGTTTTGGCGACGCCAGTGAAAACCGACTTCCCAGCGTTCTTCCAGTCGCCCTTGTGATACTGGCTCGTCATCATCTTCAGCAAGGAGTCATTGAGAGTGTTGAAAGTACTGTCAATCAATTCTTTAGACTGGGCGGCATAATCCGTGCCACGCCGTATCAGATCATTGATGGCCCCGGTTGGACCCTGCTCCATGGCCTGTTTTTGTAGAGCCGTATATTCTTTGAAGTACTCAAAGTCGGCCTTGTGCTTTTTCTTGAGGACGTCTGTATACTCATCGGTTCCCACGGCATAGAGGTCCGCCTGGTCCTTATAAGAATCGGTTTCGAGCTGATGCTCTTCGTCGAGGGCCTTCTTGAGATCCTTGATGCGCTGGCCATTCGACTCCTGGCCGGTTTCAACTCGAATCTGCGAAGCTTCAGAAAGCTCCTGATACTTTCCCTTGGCGTCTTCGCGCTTGAGGCTCAGGCTGTCAGCGGCATTTTCATGCGCTTTCTTCATAGCCTCGTCAAGCTTGCGCTGTTCTTCCTCGGCCTTATGAGCCACTTCGGCCATCGCGGCTGGTAGCCGGTTATAGTATTCCTGCATCGAGCGAGACATCTGCTGATGCAGCCCACCGAGCGTTTTTTCTATCTTGTTATAATTTTCCGATCCAACCTGGAGAGCCTCCTGCTTTTCCTTCCAGAAAGCGTATTCGTCGCCGACGCTTACCTCCTCAAGATCGCGCCTTTTATCAAGCTCATCCTCGAAGGCTTTCATCTGCGCTTGCGCAGCCGCTCTCTTCGCTTCCAGAGCTTCGCGAGCGGATTTCTTCGCTATCTCGGCCGCCTCGGCGCGCTGAGTAAGAGACGCCTCTTTTTGCGACTTCACATCACGATCTGCTAGCCCTTGTTGTCCCCATCCCAATTCGCCAATAGCGCCCTGAAGCTGCTGACGCTCAGCGATAAATTTGCTCTGATCACCCGCCGTCCCGGTTTTGGTGAATTCATCGTTCAGACTCACCCATTCATCAGCTTGATGATGATTGATCTGGTAGGAACTTGGATGCCCATTATATTGTGCAGTCAATTCCTTATAGCGGTTTCTCTTTTTGAGTTCCATATCGATCTGGTTGTAGTAATCCACCGTGATGGCCGTTTTCCTCTTCTCATGTTCCAGCATGGCGGCATGCGGATCCGGATTTGTATCGGCGTGGAAGCGCGTATCTTCATTATTTTGCTTTTGCTGGTAGGCGTTTAAACCAGCTTTTGCAGACTCAGTGCCAGCGTTTCCGAACAATTTTGAAAAGAACCCGGTATTGGCGGAATCGAGTAGTTCCCGCTCTTTATTGATCGCTTTCTCAAGCTGCTCTGTCAGGTTAAAAGCAGCCAGCTTTACCTCATCCAGGGCAGTCTTGAGAGCATCTCCCGGCTTGTGCTCCAGCTTGGCAATCTTTTCATCCAGCTTGTCATTCTCAATTTGCTGTTCAAGATTGGATTTAACGAGCGAGTCAGTAAAAGCGCGGGAGGCTTCAGCCTGTTTCTTTGCAGCCTCTTTCATTTTTTCGCCATATTCATAGACTTTTTTACCGGCCTCGAAGATGGCTGCGCCAATAGCGAAGAAAGCTACCGGAGCGAAGGCCTTAGACATCAAATCCGCCACACCGGGAAGCTTGGCTACAAAGGCCTGGACATGGCGCGGGAGATGGACGCCGATCTCTTCTCCCAACACCATAATCCCGCCACGCGCCTCCAGCATATCGGCTTTTATCTGCTTTGCCGTTGCCCGAGAGGCTTTGCGTGTTTCCTCAAATCCCGTGACAGCCTTGGCGCTGTTGGCATAAATGCCGATACCGACTTCACCCACCATACGTACGCCCATAAAGCCTCCTTTGGAACAATAGAAAAGCCGCCCAGAGGCGGCTTCCACGATTCGCAAACCTACACTATTCTTTACTTAATGTGTCCATTGAACATCTTCAACACTGTCAGTCCCTTTATCGATGTAAACCATTGTTCCCTCTGAATACACGAGCTGATCGGTATGCAAATCGGAATTCGTATGGTCAGGGTATCCACAGTGATAGGCCTTGATCGCTGCATCCCCAATCTTCAGTTCGCGTAGACACATAGACGTCTCATCGATCGCGGCTCTCTGTCGCGCAAGCTGCTCATCCTCCGCGGCTTTCTGACGCGCAAGCTGCTTATCCTCCTCTTCGCGCTTTATGGCATTCAAATTGTCGATTGCGCTCTTCCACCCAATTGCGCTCACCGGAATCGAATCAATCCCAGGCAGGGGATTCGCCCACCTTCGTGAAAACTCTTCAACCGACATTTGGATTGGCACAACCCAGAAGAAACCATCTATATCGAGTTGAATCCCGATCTCCAAGCACTCCCTGTGCCGGTCATTCTGGCATCGGGTATGACTGAGCTTATAACTCACAGGCTTAATCTGACTGCACCAATCTTTTATTTCACACGCTACGCCTAGTCCTGAAAACTTACTATTTGCGATCAAACACGAAGCAGAAGTAGACGAAGAACAAGGGAACAGATCGTTACCAAGCCCGGATGTATCATCCCCCAAGACAGCCACAGTATTTGCATCCACGAAGATTACCGCGACATAACCAGGGGCGGTTTGCGGTGTGACAAGATAGAGCACATCTCCCGTTTGAACAGATGAGTCACCCTTAGCGTACAGTTTCGGAATTGCCAGAAAAATGGAAATCAAGTAGACAAAAAAAAGGATATAGTTTCTCATAACCCCTCCACGGCCAACAGTATACGCCAAATTTACAGGGTTTACCTCAAATTCCGTCCCCACCTGTATTTTGGTTGAAGAATTTTGAGACGGTCTGCACGAAGATGTTCACGGCTGCAGACGCTCCTTCGTCGAAGGCTGGCCGAAGGTAGGGCTCTGGAACAGGGTTGTGTTCTGAGCCAAATTCGACATATTGGCCCCAATATCCGGGGTCCTGGTTGGGATCGGATGCTCCTGAGGTGCCATAAACTGGGCAGACCCAGGCGTTGGTGTACTCAGGGTAATCGGCGCTGAGCTTGCGCAGGACCACGCCGATGGAGTTGCGCAGCTCCCCTGGCTTGCGGCTGCCGAAGTTCTTGCTAACCAGGGGCGCTTTTTGCTGCGCCTTGGCCGCCAGAAAGGCGGCGGCGGCCTCGACCCCCTCCCTCATTGCTGTGCGGTTGAACTCAGCGGTGAAGCGGCTCATCGCCTTATCGAGTTCGTCGAGGCCAGTGACCTCAATGTCGATTTCATTGAGCATCTAATTCACCAGTTCTTCTGGCGGAGTGAAATCTTCCTCCGCTGCCCTGTTGATCCGCTCCATGACTGGTGCGACAAGTGAGTCCAGTTGCTTTACCTTGGACTCGAACTCTTCATACCAATGCTTGACCGCCAAAAACGCTTCTCTTTGCTCCGATAAGAGCTTCTCGATTTTCTCTTTGGCAGAGAGAATGTCTTCTTAACACATCGGCGTCTTGTCCATCCGTTTCCTCCTCGATCGCCGTGGCTTGTTGCGGCTTACCGGCCAGTCCACGGAAGTAATTGCGCAGCTCATGCACTCGCTCCGCATCCGTGAGAGCAGGTGCCGAAGGGCGCGAAGTTTTCGGTTTTGGGCCCAAGCCGAAATCGCTTGGCCGCAACGCCTTTTTGGGCGAAGCCATGCTGAAATTAGCCGTGACGCTGGCGATGATGCCGGCCAGGAGTTCAGAATGCTCGCGCGCCCGCGCATGACGCTCATGAAGGGCCTGCAATTGGGCCAGCGTGATCCACCAGAAGTCAGCCTCTGAGAGGCTGAGATCATAGCGTGCAATCGCCCAGTGAAAGCGCCACCACGCATCGCCAGTCAGGCGCTCGGAGGGTTTGGAAGGGCCTCTTCTTCCGCCTGCTTGGATTCCGGCAACGTGCCGTAAAAGGACTTGTATGCCAGCTCGCCCAATGCGGCAGAAGTGCTCTCATTGAACCATCCCTGGACCGTTTCGATGGTCACTTCGGGATGATGCGCTTGCAGACCCGCGTAAAGCAGGCACATGAAATTATAGATCGTGGGAGGAACTGGCTGGATGGCCGGATTGATGCCAGTGCCCTCTTCAAAACCCGCGATGGCTTCAAAGCCGTAGCGAAGGCGGTAGGTTACGCCGTCGATGGTGAATTCCGTTTCCCGCGCCACTGAATCGAGTACGAGGATTTTCTTGTCAGACATTGTTTTCTCCAATGAAAAAGGCCGCTCGAAAGCGGCCTTTGGGTTAGAGCGTCATTATTTCTTCATTTGGAAGTGCTAGATTACCTGCCATCAGAATTGGATGGAGACGCCGAGCTTGACGGCTTTCGCCCGCGCGGTCTCAAGCTCCGCTTCCGCCTGTTTCACATCTGCCGCAAGGTCGCGAATCGCCTCCGGATTAAGCCAGGAATAGGATTCGATCTTGGCCGAGGAGAGTTCTTCTCCCGAGCGGAAACAGAGTTCGTCAGAGAGCTTTTTCATCTCCGCCGACACCCGCTTGACGCGCTCTTTGGCGACCTCAAGAGTCTTCCGGCTGCGCATATACGCGCCCAGGGCGGCATCTTCAATCTCCTGCACGTTCTTTTCGGTCATGCAATATCCCCTCCCAGGCAGTGTATCGCATGCATCGGGATGGCTCATGGGTTTCTCTCCCTCGAGGTTGGGTCTCCGTCCCGCGCCTTGGGCTGGTTGGCCGGGGGCGCGGGGCTGGAGGGTTGAGGTCCGGCAGGACCGTGCAAATTAAGCGCCTTCGACGTAGGTGATGGGACCGGTGATCTTGAGAGAGGCGGCGAAGGTGACCACCTTGTCAACTTCCACCTCGCCTACCGCCCAGTCGGTGACCAGGGCGTTGAAGGTGACGGTATCACCCGTCGTGACCTGACCTCCCACGAGATCGGGGGGCAGCGCCAGCTTGAACGGGAAGACCTGGCCATAGGTGGCAATCGATACGGAGTTCAAGGCGGCGGAGAGGGCCACCTGGCCGGGATCGGCGGACTGCCACTCACCATCGATGGTGACCTCACCCGGATCAAGCAGCGTCTTGATGAAGACGCGCGTGGCGCTGGCCGTGTTGAGGGTGGTGACGTCTTCCGTGCCCCACTTCGGCTTTGGAGGCGATACCTTTTTGACTCCGTTGATGGCGGTGTAGGTGGGCGTGGCGGTCTGGGTTCCGATGGAGAGGGTTGCCCCCATGCCGAGAAGCGATTGCGCGGTTTGAGTCATTGTTTTCAGCTCCTAAAAGCGGTTGATAGTTGAGGTTGGCGGGAGGCTTTACGGGTAGACGTAGATCATGAAATCAGTCGAAGTCCGGTAGCAGCGGGCATCCTGCTCGAAGAGATCGTTGGCGTTGACCACATGGATGTAGGCGACCCGCGTGCCGTCGGGAAGCGCCCCCGAAAAACTCTCCATCACGGCGCGGATGGCGGCTTGCACGGCCTTGGCCGCGGCGTAGGTGGCATTGAGCGTCCCTCCGGACCAGGAATCGACCTGGAGGCGAATGGGATAGATGCTCAGCTCGCCAGAGAGCAGGTCCTGCGGCGTCTCGCTGATGACCTGATAGCTGGCGCAGGGATAGGTGGGATCTTCCGGCAATACCACCGGGTAAAAGCGGACAGGGTTGCCAATGAGTGCCTGCACGGCCGCGTTGGCGCCGACCAGCGCCTGAATTCCTGCTTCGAGCATCAGCTCTCCCCGTCGATTTCCAGGCAGTTGAGTTTGACGACGCGATTGCGCTCAAGCACGTTGTCGATGACCTGGACAACGTAAATATGCGATCCGAAGAAAATGCGGTCGCCGGTATGAACCACATAGCCGGCCCCCGGCCAGCGGATGGTGACGCGCACCTGGTCCGCCGAGGTGAATTCGTCGCCCTGAAAGAGTTCCTGGCCGCTGAGGTTCTCGATCTTGGCGTGCGCGGTGAGATAGACCGGCCAAGTGGTGAGCTTCTGGCCAAAGCTGTCCACCGTGGCGCTGGCGCGGGCGAGCTGCACGGACTGGCGCAGCTCGCCGGGACTGATGGCCAGCGGGTTGTTCGAGGCGCGATAGAGATTGCGGAAGCCCATAGAATCCTTTGAATTACGTTCTCAGCGTCCCATCATCCTGGATGCGACCGCAAAGCGCTTCCCAGTCGCCTTGCGTCCGCGCTACGGTAATCAGCCGGCGAAGATAGCCGGTGTGGGGATCGACGCCCCCGTACTTCTCGCGGCTCTTCTCGAAAGCCCGCAAGACTCGATCTTTCGCGTCCATGACTCTCCCCTCAAGAAACCAGATTGCGGTACCCGCCATTGCGCAGCGAGTTGATGACGCGCGGCTCCAACTGATCGCAGACCGCGCCCTGCTCGAAGAAGAACTGCGCCTGAAAGAGAATGGCGAGGCAGAGCGAGTTGGGAACCTGGTTGCCCTGCCAGGCCGAGACGCTGGCGACGGCGGCGGTGGCCGCCGTGGCGAGGGTGGCTATGCCGTTGCTAACCGAAGCCACGTAGGTGGCCAGAGCCGCGCCCGCCGCGCCCGCGCCGGGAACATTGATCGCCGTGCCGGTGTCCCCGGCGATCTGGGGCGCGTCGTCCGGATTGAAGGTGAATCCCGGCGAAGAGAGCACGGCGGAGCCAGCCGTCATGGAGACGGTGAGAGGCCCACCGTAGCCGCAGCGATACTGCAGCGCGGTATTCGCCGGAACCATGCGTTGCGGAGCCCAGGGGCGCGCCCACGGCGGCGAAAGCGCGGCGGGCATGATTCCCCCGCCCGGCTCAAGCTGATAGCCGTAGAAGGGCGCTGCGAGGTTCGTGCCATAGCTCGGATCGCGGGTGAGAGACTGCACCGCGCCGCTGGTATCCACATACTTGAAGAAATCAACCGACTGAAATGGCGGCTTGGGAAGCAGAACCTGCGGATAGCCGTTGCGATCGTAACGGAGAGGCGCGCTGGGAAAGCTGTCGAGACGCGCGAGCCAGGTTTGCGTGATCAGAGCAATGCGGCAGTAATTCTCGACCGCCTCCCGCGCCGCCAGTAGCATCATGAGCAGCGTACTGTCGCGCGAGGTGTCGGTGGCCGGAATATCGAGCAAGCCCTTGAAGTCGGCCAGCGCAACCGGCTCGGCGGCGGGCGCCGTGATGAGGATCATCGATTCCATGGAGCTCCTTCGGAGCAGGGATCAGGGTTCAGGGATCAGGGTTCAGGACCTCTTTGAATGCTTCATGGATAACTTGACATCCGCCTTGGGAGGAGATACGAGCTGATCGGGATGCTGGTCGGCCACCGGCCAGGTGGCGCGGCCGTCGGCGAGCATGGCCGTGGCCGCCTCGGGCGCAATGTCCTGGATTTCGCCCTGCCGAGGGCCGTAATTGAGCTTGATAAGC